GGTCACGGCGCGATCCGAGTCGTTGTTGTGGAAGAGGTCCGCGAGGACTTCGTGGTCATCCTCCCACGGCTGGCCCTTGTAGACGGTAGTGCGCGTCATCCTCAGGCCTCGATCTTGACGTTCGCCGAGGGGTCGAACGCGACCCAGCCGTTCCGGCCGCGGAGCTTCCAGACGTCGGCGTCCGCCTCCTCGTCGCGGTACTGGGTGATCTCGCGGTCCCAGCGGGTGGACTCGTAGCCGAACCGGCTGGTGTCGACGACGAACGCCTCGCCCTGCGCGAGGTCGCCCGTGTTCGTCGCGTACCACGGGACGCCCGCGGCCTCGCCGAGGAACATCGGGCCGACCTGGCCGTTCGGCAGGAGGCCGTTCTCGAGCACGAAGTCGCCCATCTCGGACGCCTGCGTGAACTTGTCCATCTTCAGGAGGTCGCCCATCCCGTCGGAGCCGACCAGGCCGACCATCTCGGAGAGGTCGAACTGGTCGCCGAACAGCGTGGTGCGGGCGTCGACGAGGTTCTGGTAGGTGATGGTGCCGTTGTCGTCGCCGATCGGGCCAGCGGCGTTCTGGTTCGAGTCCAGCACCTGGAACGCGAGGTAGTCCATCGTGCCCTGCCAGGCGTTCATCGCCTGGGTCTGGGTGTCCATCTCGACGTCGACGCGCGAGTCGGTGACGGCCTCGTCGGAGATGGAGATCTCGAACCCGCGCTTGTCGTAGACGACGGTGACCTCGCCGTAGTCCGTGCCGGTGCGGGCGTAGTTCTCGCCCTCGCCGACCTCGACGACGTCGTCCCGGTCGAGTTCGACCTCGCGCTGCGGGAACGAGAAGCGGTCGTTCGAGATGTCGGTCGCGTCGTGGTCCTGGAAGACCCGACGGAACTGGTACGTCTTCGTGAGCTGTTCCTCGAGCACCGAGCGAACGGCCTGCTTGGAGATGATGTCGGATGCGGTGGTGGTAGGCATGTGGAGTTACCTCTCAGGGGAGCTTCGTGACTGCGCCGTTGGCGGGGAGCGATGCGCCGATGTTCAGGCCGGAGGCGGCACCCTCGCCGGAGAGCGCCTCGAACCCGCCGCTGCCGGCGGCGAGCTGGCCTTCGGTGGCCGACACCGCGAGCTCCGTGCCCGCAGTGGTGCTGGCGGCGACGTTCGCGACGACGCCCGAGCCGTTGACGTGGACCTGGACGTCGTCGCCGGCCTCGACGGTCCCCTCGACCGACGAGGACACGACGCCGATGGGGTTCGTGTCCGTGGTGTCGTCGGCCGTGGTGACCTGGCCGCCGTTGATCGCCACGACGTCGCCCGCCGACAGCGCGCCGGCGGCCTCGTAGCCGATGGTCGTTGCGTCACCGTACGCGTCGTCGCCGAGTTCGAGTTCTCCCATTTAGATCTCCTCCAGGTCGACTTCGTCGAAGTCGTCGGCGCCGGCGAGCTCCGCGATCTGCTCGGCCTCCGCCGCCTCGACGGTGTCGTTCTTGCCCTCCCAGTGCTCGTACCGCTCCTTCGCGGCCTTCAGCTCGGTTTGCTCGTCGTCGGAGAGGCCCTCCAGGAGCGCGGTGTGGTCGTCGTCGCCGCCACCGTCGCCGCCGGACTGGACGTCCGGGCCGGGGTCGGCGAGCGCAGCGTCTTCGCGCTCCTCGACCTTCTCCGCGAGCTCGGCGACGGTGAACCGCTCGACGAAGTCCTCCTCGTCGAGCATCGTGTCGTCGGTCGCGAGGGCGGCGGCGTACGCCTCCTTCACGTCCTCGATGTGCTCGTCCTTCTCTTCGAGTCCCGCCTTCTTCTCCTCGAGCTCGCTCTCGAGGGAACTGATCGTCTCGTCCTTGTCGTCGATGCGCTCGAGGAGCGCCTCGACATCGTGGTCTGGGTCGTTTCCGTCAGTCATAGATGTGCTGCCACCGTCAGGGGTGGCGTCCGCGTCGCTGCCGGCCTGCTGGCCGGAGTCGATACTACTGCCGGGAGTGCCGTCGTCGCTGCCGGGAGACCTCGCCCCGGTGGGGTCATCGGTCCCGGCGATCTCCTGCCGGGCCTCGAGGAACGCGCCCGCCTGCAGGTCGCTGGCGAGCGCCGCCATCTCTGCCTCCTCGTCGACGGCGAGCTTCTCGGGGTCGATCGGCGGCGTCCGGAAGGCGTCGTTCAGCGCGCGGAGCTTCTCGTACAGCTCCTCGCGGGAGATCCCTCCGCGCGGGCCGACCGAGTAGGCCGCAGCGACGTTGCCCCGCCGCAGGTAGCCATCCGAGTCGACTACCGGGTACGACGAGGCCGATTTCGTGTCGCGGTCGACCAGGAAGTACTGCTCGAACCCATCGGAGGGGAGCGCCGACCGGTCGAGCTTCCCCGACCGCGTCCCCCGGAACCGGACGCCGCCGGCGGAGCGGTAGGAGTTCAGGGCGGCCTCGACGTCGACGTCGCCGTCCAGGACGCCCTCGAGGGCGCCCGCGGACAGCGCCGCCACCGCCGGGTTCCCGTCAGCCCGCCCCGGCGCCGTGTAGTTCGCCTGGCTGGCGCCGGACTTCGGCGTCGCGAGGCCCGTGTACTCGTAGTCCCGCATGATCGCGGCGCCGGTCTCCGCGTGCTGGTCGACGTCCCGGGGGTTGCCGGCCTCGATGGAGACCTCGCGCTGGCCCGAGGAGAGCTCCTCCGCGATACCGGCGTCGTTCAGGCCGGCCTCGTAGACGACGCCCAGGCCGGGCTCGAACGCCGACCGGAGCACGGCGCCGATCTCCTCGCGGTCGCCGTCGCCGTGGATCTTGTAGACGGCCTGGCCCTCGAGGGTCGGCGCCGCGGTCTCGAGCTCGGCGGCCGGCCAGTACTTCGGGCCTTTCAGGCCCCGCGTGAGTTCGTCCTCGCCGTGGGCGACGCCGTGGACGATGTGGTTGTACTTCTCGCGGTCGGAGTCCGCGAGGTGAGCGGTGCGGCTCGGAGTGGTTGCTGTCGTGGGCATGGTTACGTGATCACCGGCAAAATCGAGCATCTGCAGTTCGGGTGAGCTGGCGGACGGATCGGGTACTCCCCGCCGAGGTAGTCCGGCTGGTCGGCGCCGGGCTCGAACGTGAACGTCCCCGACCGCATCTCGTCGATCGAGTACTCGCGGCCGTCCAGCGCCGAGCAGATCGGGCAGACGTCATCGTCGTCGGCGTCCGCCCACTCGCCGTGCTGGACGGTGTCGGCGCCGGCGCGCTCGTACCGGTCGAGCGTCGCCGTCGTGTGCGAGTTGATGACCTCCGTGCGGGCGAGCGTCCGCAGCCGGCTGTGCGTGATGTCCTCCAGCTCCTCGTTCAGCCGGCGCGCCATGTCCCGAGGGTTCTCGCCCGCAGCGAGCCCCTCGGTGAGCTCCTCCCGGACGGTCTGCGCCATCGAGGACGTGATGTCCTCGAGGTTCGAGTACGCCCGCCGGTAGAGGTCCCGCAGCTGGCGCCGGGGAACGGGCAGCTGGATGACCGCCTCGATGGAGTCCGTCGCGACGTCGACGCCCTCCTCCTGGAGGCGGCCGGTCGCCTGCTGCCACGCCCGGAGGTAGCCGTTCCGGAGGAACTCGCCCGTCCAGTGCTCGCCGCCCTCGACCTCGTCCATCGGGAGCGGCTCCAGGAGTTCGTCCTCGAGGACGCCCCGGAACCACTCGGCGAACCGCTCGACGAGCTCGCCCGGCTGGACCCGCGGGAAGGAGTCCTCGGGGTCGGCGAGCGCCTCCGTCTCCATGCGCTCCTGGAGGTGGAGCGCGTCGTTCTCCTCGATCGTCGCCGCGACGAGCTGGCGGACGCGCTCGCTGCGGTCGGCGACCGCCTGGAGGAACCGCTCCTCGATGTCCTCGGTGCCGGACGGCTGCTCCAGCATCGCCCCATCTCGGGGTTCGGACGTCGACGAGCCGCAGCAGCCGACCGACATCTACCGCCACCCCGTCCACTGCAGGACTTCGTCCTTGAACGCGGCGCACACCTCGGCGTCCCCGATCTCCGACATGCAGCCGGAAAAGGACGCCTCCATCGACGTCCAGGCGTCGAGCGCGATCAGGCGCGCCGGGACGTCGGCGTCCTTCCAGGAGTCCGGCCAGGAGTCGAAGCCCGTGTCCAGCAGCGCCTCGACTGCCGCGGGGTCACTCGCCGGCGCCGACAGCGCCGCGTAATCCGCGGCGAGCGCGGCCTCCTGGAGGTCTTCGGGGCTGCCGGTGTCGACCTCCTCGGTCCAGTCCTCCTCCTCGAGCTCGGAGCGCTCGTAGACGTCGGCGCCGGCCTCCGTCGCGACGACGTACAGCGTCCCGTCGTCGGGCTGGTAGGTGTCGCCCTGGAACTCGAACTCGCCGTCGTGGACGTCGACGATCACGCCGCGGCCGTCCGGCGTGGTGACGGGGTCGGACTCGGTGAGCGCTGCGAGGTCGGCGCCGTAGATGTCGACGAACGTCTCCCGAACGCGGGGGTCGGCCTCGTCGAGCGCGCTGAGGTCGGCGGTCTCTCCGTCGTCGCCGAGGACCTCCTCGGGGTCGAGCCCGAGGAACGTCTCGAGGATGGTCTCCGCGGGCAGGATGTCGGTCGGCGACTGACCGGGGCCGGTCGCCGCCTTCACACCCTGCATTGTCGTGTTGAACTCGTCGGCGTCGAAGGACTCGTCCTCGAGCGGGTTCGCGGAGTCCCGCTCGGCGATCACCAGCTCCACGCTGGGGGCGCTGTCGACGAACTCCTCGGCCTTCCGCTGGATGACGCCCTGGAACTTCTCCGCGATGTCGCTCCGCCAGTCGGAGAGCTCGCGGGTGTAGTCGTCGGACTGCTCGCCCGTGACGTCGCGGTTGATCTCGCCCTCGAAGCCGATCCGGTAGATCGGCACGGGGAACGCGGAGAGGACGTACTCGATCTCCTGTTTCAGCGTGGCGTTGATGTCGGGCATCTCGCCCGCGTGGTGCTCGACGTCGACGGCGTAGTTGACGACGTTCACCTTCTCCGGGTTCGACGGGTCGAACCCCGAGAGGAGCGTCTCCGCCTCGTCCTGGTCGTCGGTGTCGACCTTCGCGACGAAGTGGCTGTAGGAGACCGCCTTCAGGGCCTGGTCGAGGTCCTTGTACTGCTGGCGAACTGAGTGCGCGCGGTCGTACACCGACGCCGTGTAGGGCATGCCGAAGATCTCCGCGGTGTCGGCATCGTTCGCGTGCTTGACGACGTCGGTCTGGGAGAACCGGACCTCCTTCGAGTCCCAGCTCCCGTACGCGTCGTCGAACTGGATGTAGCACGCGGTCTCCCCGCCCGGCGTCTGCGGGAGCGAGGAGCGCCCGCCGTCGCCGGCGAGGCTCTGGGTGGACGTCGCCTCGAACCCGTTCTCGAAGTCGGCGTCCTCCTGGCCGTCGTCCGGCCGCAGGAGGATCGCCTTCCCCTCCCGCGTGTACGCCGTCGTGGTCTCGACCTTGAACGGCCGGAGTCCCATGATCCGGTTCTGCTCCTTGCGGTCGTCGTAGACGACTTCGACCATCGCCGTGCCGCGTCGGCCGACGAGGTCCTTCAGCGCCTTCTCGAGGACGCCCCGGATGTCGTGGTCGAACTCGCCGTCGACGATGCCGGCCTCGGTCAGCCACTTCTCGAGGGCGTCGTCCAGGTCGTGGCCGTTGTAGGCGTCGTCGTAGTACCCGGAGACGGTCGGCATGTCGTCGTCCTCGCCGATGCCGAGGTCGACGCGGACGCCCGGCTCGAGGATGTCCGAGGTGAACGTCTGGGTCGGCACCCGGATGAGGGGGTTCTCCTCGTACTCCTCGGTCCAGTCTTCGATCTCGCCCCGCTCGGGTTCCTCGCGGTCGACGTCGATGGTCGTCCCCCAGGGGTCGTACTTTTCGTCGCGTGCCTGCGGGTCGGCGTCGCCATCGAGGGCTAAGGCCGCCCGGAATCGGTCTCGAAGTCCCATGAGTCAGAGTTGGAAGGCCAGCACGTCGCCGCTCGAGGACGCCTCGCGGCGGCCGTAGGCGGCGAGCGCCAGCATGTCGGGGTGGTCGTCGTGGCCGTTGTCCGGATGCGTGATCTTCGTCTTCCCCCCGCGCGTCAGCGAGTACGTGAGCTTCTTCAGCTCGCGAGCGAGGCGGGCGTGATGGGCGAGCGTGAGGTCGCCGTTCTCGAGGTCGGACTTCAGGCCGTTGTACAGCGACTGCTTGCGCTCGATGGTGAACTTCACACCCTCGACGGCGTGCTCGCCGATCTCCGACTCGAGCATCTCGACGACGCCGGCGCCGAGGCCCGTCTCGTCGACGACGACCGTCGGGACGTCGTGGTCCTCGTAGAGCTGGACGAGCCGGCCGGTCGCCTCCGTCAGCGAGAGGTCGCGGTCGGAGACGAACACCTCGGCGACGCCCCGGGAGTCGATGCCGCCGATCACCGTGCGGTCGTTCCCCGCCCGGGCGAGGTCGGCCGCCAGGACGGTGAGGTCGCGCTTCCGCGCACTGGCGTCGTTGTCGGAGACGTCGTCGACGAGGCTCGGCTTGAAGAACCGATCCGAGCTCCCGATGAACTGCCCGAGGTACTCCTGCTGGAACGTGCGGGCCTCGGTCTTCTCGCGCTTCTCGGCGAGCCACTCGGGATCGACGAGCGGCGAGAGCGCCGACGGCCAGTACGGACTGTGCCAGTCGTCGTCGAGCTCCACCTTCTCGTGGAAGTAGCCGGCGTCGCCCGCCGGCGTCGACGTGAGGACGTAGGTGTACTCGTCGTGGGTGAGGAAGAACGGCTCGATGACGTCCTCGTAGATGGCGTCCGGCGCGTACGCGGCCTCGTCGACGATGACGAACTGGGGGTTCTTCCCGCGCTGCCCGACGCCGTCGACGCCGAGCGTGCGGGAGAGCAGGCGGCCGCCGTGCGTGAACTCCCACTCGCGCTTGTTCCGGTCCTCCTCGGGGCAGCCGAGACTGAGGCCGACCGCCTTGAGGCGCTGGTCGGCGATCCGCAGGAGGCGTTTCGCCTCCCGCATCATCTCGTCGGCCGTCTCCTGGAAGGGCGCGGCGATCATCGTGTCCTCGCCCTCGTTCGTCGCCGCGTCGTCGGCGGCGAGCGCCCCGCCGGTCAGCGTCTTCCCGACCTGCCGGCCGGGCTGGATGGCGACACGGACGATGTCGTGCTCGTCGGTGTGCTCGAGGAGATCGTGCTGGTAGTCGAACGGCTCGAACCCGAACAGGAGCTGAATCCGCTCGGGCCGGGAGAGCTCCGGGAGGATGTCCTGGAACTCCTCCTGGGTGAGCTCCTCGGGGTTGATGTCGGTCCCGTGGACGCGATCGTCGTCGGCGGGGACGTCGAGGCCGGGCGCGAAGTCGCCACGAGTCGTGCTACTCACTGTTGATCACCTGGGCGAGCGTCTGCGTCGCCTGCGCCTGCTGACTGTCGGGGTCCTCCAGCAGCCCGAAGTCCTTCAGCCACTGTCGGCGATCCGTCGACAGCCATTTCTGCGCCGCCTGCACCACCGACTCCCGGTACGAGCGCTCCGTCTCCACCATCCCCTCGCCGATCGGGACGAGGTTCGTCTCCTTGTCGACCAGCGGATGCCCGCTCTCGAGGCCGTCGGGCTTCTCGCTCGCCCACCGGTCGAGCCCGATGTCCTTCGCGTGCGTCACCGAGATCCGGAACAGCTCCGTCTCGATACCGAGCGGGATGCCCTCAGTCAGGTCCTCGACGTCGTCGACCGACGCCTCGCCGTGGCGCTTCTGGTACTCTTCGAGGTAGTCCTCGAAGACGTCATCCACGAACGCCCGCATCGCGTCGTCGAGGACGTCCTGGTAGTACGCGTTGTGGTCAGCGTACGCGCCGTGCGTCACGGCGTTCGTGTTGCCTTCCGGGGCGGCACCGCCGTCGTTGCCCTCGGCGTTGTCGTTGCCTTCAGGTGCGCCGCCGGCACCGCCGTGTTTCGAGCACCGCCCCTCGCCGACGTGGTCCGTCCCCTTCCCCGGCCACGCCCCGCAGTAGCCGACGAAGACTGACTCCCCATCCCGCTTCTCCGAGCGGCGGGCCATGCAGGCCTCATCGGTTGGAGACTGCTCGGGAACCTCCTCGAGTGGCTCGCCGACCAGGGCCTCTTCGTTGACGTCCATGGAGTTGAGTTTGTATTCAGTACTCGAGACCGAGCGCCTCGAGCGCGCTCTGCGTGCGGTTCGACGGGGTGTAGCCGGTGATGAAGGCGCGGTGTCGGGCCTGGTTCCAGGGGACGTCGACGCCGTCCTTCGGCGCCGGAGAGGTCCATCGCTCGATCAGGAGGGTTTCGACGTCGAGTACTGGACGCCCTGCTCGTCGAGGACGTCGCGGACTTCGTCGACGCCGCGCTCGGCGTTCCAGCTCTTCGCGAGGTAGTGCCGCCACGCCGTCAGTGGGTTGAGGGAGTTGGGTTCGTCGTGGGCGAACACCCAGATGAAGGGCGTGTCGCCGCGGTCCTGCGTGAACATGGTGACGTCGGTCTGGCGGCGGGCGAGGATGTCCCCCGACGCCTGCAGGAACCGACCGAGCATCCGCCCCAGTGCGCCGGCGATCGGGACGTCGATGGAGCGGAGGGCGTCACCGAGCCAGCGGAGGCGACCGTAGCGGCGGGCCCAGGAGCCGTCGGACTTCCAGCCGTTCGGCGAGCGCTTCACTGCGGAGAGGGGGTTCCGGTAGAAGCCGGCGTCCTCGAGGTGCTGCTCGAACTCGTCCTCGGGCATGTGGACGACGCCGACGAACTCCTCCTGGATGACCTCGCCCTGCGCGTACAGGCCCGACGTGGCGCCGAGCTTGTCGAGCACGGGGAGGACGAGGTTCCGCAGCATCGGCCAGTAGTCGTCGTCGGCGCCGAGCACGCGTTTGCCGAGGACGCCGTACAGCACCCAGGACACCGCGAGGGCGACGATGGGTGCGGCGATCTGGAGGTTGTTCGCGATCAGTCGCGTGGTGGTATCGACGAGAGTCATGGTGTCGAACAGATCAGACAGTCAGGGTCGTCGCACGTCTCGCGGTGGCTCGGGACCTCGTCGGCGACGTCCTGGATGCAGTCCATGCACTTGTCGCGGAAGTGGCCAGACGCG